CTTGAACGAGGACACAACGGAACCGGGATTGCCGGCATCGGCAATCAGGAACTGCACGATGTCGCGCTCGTCCGCCTTGCTGCCGCGCGCGTCGAAAAGCTCGCGGCTGCCGGTGATGTCAATCAGGGGCTGCCATCCCGGAGCCAGTCCTTTCGGCAGGTCGAGCAGCAGGTTGGTATTGACGCTTACGAGGCGCGCCGTGTTTTCGGCGCGTTCGATGGTGGCAAGGCCCTCGGTCAGGGTCTCGATTGCTTCCTGCACTTCTTTCTTGGCCTCGCGGCGCGCCGCAGGGCTGTCAGGCTGGCTACCCGCCTTGATCAGGGCGGCGACCGCCTCCCCGGCTTCCTTCGCGGCGCCCATGGCGATTTCTGACAAGGATTGCCCCAGACCATCCTGCGCGGCGATATCGAGGCGCAAGGCCATGAGGCGGTGGAACGGCGCATAACCGCCGCCCCGCTCGATAAAGGCGCGGTCGAGCCGCTCGGCATCGATCATGCGGATTTCAGTTTCGCAATCGTGGTCCGACCACAGGCGCACGGCCCGGCCGGAAACACCGCAGATCGCGCCGCATGTGTCCCAGCCAATGACGGCGGCAACCTCGGTGAGAGTGGCTTCATAGGTGAGAGGTTCGCGCCGTTTGGTCACCGCTTGATCCCTTCATAGGCAAAAATCAGGCGGTCACCGCGGATCTCAATGGCATCGGCCGGGATGGCGGTTCGCTTGCAGAAGTCGAAGTTCCCGACGGAGACGTTGCTGGGAAGATGAACTTTGTAGCCCAGCGGGTGGCGCTGCACCCGGTAGTCCCAATCCCTGCCCGATACGAATTGGAGGGCACATTTCCCAGCATCGGGCCCGACGCCGATGAACATAATCGCACGATCGGTGTTGCCGCCGATTCCCAGCTCGCGGCCAAGGAGTTCGCCGACATAGATCGTGAGACATGGCGACGGCGGGCTGTCCTTCCATTGCAGGACGATGCCATCTGGTGCGACCTGGACAGGCTTGGGCTGGTCTGCGGGAGTGCGACGGATGCGGCGGAAACTCATGCGCGAGCGCCCTTCGTTTCGCCGAAGTTATTGAAAGAGACGCGATTGCTTCGGCCGCCTAGGCGGTTCGGCAAGATATCGGCGCACTGATCCATGCCGATCCAACGAGGTGAGGAGGGTTGAAGGGCCACCGGGTAAATATCGGGGCGCAGGGCATGACGAGAAACACCATAGAGTTCTTCGGCCAGCAGCACATATTCGGCGGGCAGTTGCTTCGATTGATGGATGATCCGCCACATCGTCGATTGTGGGATGCCGAGATCGCGCCCGAGTTGGCTGACAGATCCAGCCTGATCGCGGCAGGCGAGCAGTGCTTCATAGCGTGTCATGGTGGTATCCATGAATGGATAGATACCCATATATGGGTAGATGGGCAACCCGGAAAAGCATGGGGCGCAACTATTCATTTTTGGGTAGCTTCGTGACCGTGGCAATCCTGAGACCAGAGCGAGTTACGGAACGGCGCATTGCGGCCGGCATGAGCCAATCTGAATTGGCGCGCCGGGTTGGCATCGGTCAGTCCTCGGCTAACCGGCTAGAGGCCGGGATTACTCGAAATCCTAGGCATATCATTCAGTTGGCTAAGGTGCTCGGCACGACACCGGAATATTTGACCGGAGAAAGTGACGATCCAACGAGTAGCGGCGAAACTCGTTTTGTCCCGGCAGTCCAAGCCATTCCGGAGGAAGTGCCTTCTGATCCCGATCATGTTGAAATCGATATGATCGACTTCGCCTATGGGATGGGTGGTACGTTCACAGATACCGACCACATCGATGTTGAGAAGGTAGGCTTTTCCCGCCGTTGGCTGCGCCAGTTCACCCACTCTGCGCCAAAGCAGCTCTTTACCACCAAGGGCATCGGCGATTCGATGGCGCCGACCATCTCCGATCATGACATCGTCGTGGTCGACAAGTCGGACCGGGTGCCCGAGTTCGCCGACAAGGTCTGGGCGATCGTCTATGGCGGCATGGCAATGATCAAGCGCCTGCGGCAGTTGCCGGATGGCTCGATGTTGATCAGTTCGGACAACCAGCTGGTACGCGATGCGCGGGCAACCGATGGCGAGCTTCACGTTGTTGGCCGCGTGGTGGCCGTCGTTCGGAAGCTATGACCTGGGCGGCCGAGACGAAGCTTCCGGCGATGTCGCTCGCAGTGGTGGGCGCAGACCATGCCAATCGCGATGGCTCAGACCGCCGGTTCGAGATCCTGTTGTGCAAGCCAGGCGAGGTCGTGGAGCTTCGCCCGGAGCCGCGCAATCGGCACGATAGCCGAGCGGTTGCCGTGTTCTCGGCGCGCGGGGTGCAGATCGGATATCTCACGGCCGAGCGATGCGGCCGGATCGGCGGCCTGATCGGCGCCGGTATCGAGATTGATGCTGTCTTTCAGAAGCAAACGCCGTTCGGGGCTTGGATCCGGGTGGCATTCAACGGCGAGACGCCAACCGTCGCGCTCGAGGAGCCCGAGGGCAACGCGGTGCGAGAGACGCGATCGTCTTTCGACCACGACACGAGCTTTTTTCCAGATCCGGTTTGGGATGATGAATAGCATCGCTAATTCAGTGCGTTGATTTGATAGGGCAATAGGGGACCGACATGAGTGAAAAGAAGAAGCTGGGGATCGGGAAGATCCTTGGAATCGGCTGTCTGGGCATCATCGGCATTTTCGTGCTGCTGGGCGTGATCGGTGCGATCGTTGGTGACAAAAGCAAGCCCGGAACCGCCGCTGTGAACACTGCGTCCGAGACGGCCAGCGTCGCGAAGGATGAGGTTGCTCAACCCACGCCCGTCGAGCAGGGGCCGGTGCTGACAGGGCCGCAGGAAAACGCTCTCCGTTCGGCGAAGCAATATCTGTCCATGCAGGGCTTTTCCAAGAAGGGCCTAATCCAGCAGCTCTCCACCGATGCCGGCGAGGGCTATGATGTGGCGGACGCCACCGCTGCGGTGAATAGCCTCGATGTCGATTGGAACGAGCAGGCGGTCCGTTCGGCGAAGCAATACCTCTCAATGCAGGGCTTTTCCTGCAAAGGCCTGATCCAACAACTATCGTCCAGTGCAGGCGAGAAGTACAGCGTCAGCGAAGCGACGTATGGTGCCAAACAGGCTGGTGCGTGTTAATCCACAGGTTGCGAACGGAACGCATTATAGCGTCTCAAAATTCGGCAAATTAGGGTGCGGTTATGAGCAACGACCAAAAACGTGATGATGTCGAAGATGCGGTTGAGGTGATGAACACTCAGGAAATTCCTGACGACGTGGATTGGTTCTTGATGCAGGGTCTGCTAAATTTGGTAGAGCTTGGAAATAATATTGGTATAACCCTCTCCGTTAAAGGAGTGATTATTAGCGGAATTTGTATCAGCGCACTCGAATATCTAGACGAGATTAGTTCTGGTATGAACGCAACGCTTGGCCCGGATTACGCAGAAATTGTTGATGCTATTATAGCTGGGTCGAAAGAAAATTATCCCTCTCCCGAAGATATTATGGCGAAGGGGCATATTTCGAGAGGTTATATTCATCTCAAGGATGCCTGTTACTTCACGCCCGGAAAGAAGCCAATGCCTAGCACCGGCGGCATGCTATGGCGCGGAAAGGTGGCTGCCGTCGATGGGTTTTCTTTGGGTACATTCAGTTATTCCGAAAGCTAAAGGCTTTGGTGCGGCGAACATCCGAAACGGATCGTAAGCGGATATGTAGATGCTGGCGGCCGGGCTTCGCCTAAGGCACAATACCTATATGCCAACGCTTTCCACCCTCGTCGCCATGACGGCTCTCGCGGCCTGCTCCAATCCGATCGTGCATGATGGGGACACCATCCGCTGCGGAATCGAGCGGGTGCGCTTGGTCAATATCGATGCGCCCGAGTTGCCGGGCAGCGAGCGATGCAGTGCCGCGTCGCGCCGGCGCCTCGCCGGTAGCCGCAATCCGGCGTGGTGTGACAATGCCCTGGGCGAGCGATCGAGAGATGCGCTCGCCGCGCTGGTTGCGCGCGGGCAAACCTCGATCGCGCCGGTCGGCCGTGATCGCTATGGCAGGCTGCTAGCGCGGGTGATGGTCAACGGGCGGGACGCCGGAGCCTATCTGATCCGTGAAGGACTGGCGCGGCCCTGGCGTTAGGCGCTCTGCAATTCGAGCCGCTGTTTGAGGCCGCCAGCGCCCGTGGTGGTTTCGAGGCTTTCCACCAGCCACGATGTGCCGTCGATCGCGCTGGTCCAGCCTGACAGGGTGGCCTTGGCATTGGGCTGGATCTGCATATTCGCGGTGGCCAGCTCATAGGTGAAAGTGCGCTTGCCGCGCGCGCGCTTCTTTGCCTCGGCCGTGGTGGCCTGCTGGGCTTCTGCCTCGCTGGCATAGACGCGCTTCAGGCGTTTGCGGTTGGCGCCGGCGGTCTTGTGGGTGCGGCGGCGACCCGTCTTCGCATCGTGCCATTGCGCCTCTGCCCCATCATACTGCCCGCGATCCGCTTGGCGGCAGGACCAGGTCCATCCGCTCTGGCGTGTCAGCGCGATGGTGGGGATTGTCTTGCCGGTGGCGGTGGTGGCGCTGCCCACGGGCATGAAAATGAGCTGCTTGTTCTTCCACGTCGCCACGGCGTCATAGCGCTGGCCAAGATCCTTGACCAAGGCGTGATCCGATTTGTTGTGCTGCTCGAGCAGGGCCACGGCCAGGCCGGCCAGATCGGGGTGGACCTGGGCGGACAGGCCATTTCGCGTGGCGATGGCGGAGAGGAGGGCGCCCAGCGTGGTATCCTTCCACACCTTCACCCGGCGCTGGCGCGCGGTGCCGGTGAAATCGGCCGAGCGGGCGCGGATCACGATCTTGTCGGGCGGGCCGCTCTCTTCCACCTCGTCCACCCGAAACGCGCCCTTGTCGACCAGGCCGATGGTCACGTCGTCCCCGCTTTCCCAGCCCAGCGCCAAGCGGATGTAGCGGCCCGTGCTGGGGGCTTTGAGCTGGCCATCGTGGTTGTGCAGCGTGAGCGATAGCTCGTCTGCCTCCCCGCCGCGCTTTTCGGTGAGGGTCAGCTCCAGGTAACGCGGGTCGATCTTGTCGGCCAGATCAGTGCCGTCGTCGAGAGTGAGGCGGATGCCGGCCTTGTTTGCGGCCATGGGTCAGGCCTTGCGCTTGAGCGTGACGGTGAAATCGATGCTGCGCGGAATGCCGCCGGCCATGATGGTCTGGTGGGTGAGATCGAGGCCGACGATCACATAATAGCCCCAGACTTCGCCCAGGCCGTTCATGAGTGCCCAAGCGCTGCCGGTGTCGCCCATGCTTACCAGCGTATCGAGCGCGCTATACTTGCCCGCGATTTCCGGGATGCAGCTGCCGCCGATCGTCACGTCATCGTCGCCAGGGCCGATGAACTGCACGGCCGGGCGGGCGCCAAAGCGCTCGCTCGCCTCGTGGCGCCACGTGATGCGGCGCTGCAGCTCGGAATAGGCGAGTGTGTCCATGCCGAACACGAACATGCCCAGCGTGAGTAGCTGGCCGGGGGTGGGGCCCGACGCCATCAGCGGCCGTCCGTGTCGTAGCGCGAGCGCGCGGACACGCCCTGTGCGGCTTGGATCTTGCGGGCCACGGCATCGGCCAGTTCGTCGACGCTTTGCCCGGCGGCGCCATAGACGTTGATGATGATGGTGGTGGGTGCGGTGCCGCCGGCACGGCCCATCGCGTTGGGCGTGGCCGAGGCGGGGGAAAGCGCCATAGCGCCGGCAGCGGCCACGCCGGTGGCCATGCGCCGGGCGGCGCGCGCGGCATTCTGGCCTTGCCCATCGATGCCAAGTGCAAAGCCGTTGGCAACGTGGCCGCCCATGGTCATCATCAAGCGAGAGGGCGACTTGATCCCGAAGAAATCCTTGAATGCTTGCACCCCGTTTCGCGCTACCTCGAGCAGCCGGTTGCGCAGGCCGAATGGGTCGATCATCGCCAAGAGGCCCTGCATCATCATGCTGCCGATGTTGCTAAGCCAGGCTGGCGCGGCCGAGAGGGTATCTTTCACCCACTGCCAGCCCGTGTTGAACGCGGCCTTGATCTTATCCCAGTTTGAATAGACCAGATAGGCCAGCACGCCGATCGCAATGCCGATTGCCACAATCACCAGAATCATAGG